CCGATTCAGGAAATACCGAAGAAAAAGGAGACGAAGTGGAAAACACCGTCAATGAGCAGGCAGCACCCGCCGAAACGGTGGAAGCTGCTTCAACTCTAAACGCGGCTGCAAGCCAGCCGAAGTTTTACACAGCTCCACGCATTGAGCTAACAAAGGTCAAGTATCTTGAAAACTCAATCCGTGCAGCACTTGGCGACGATGATGCGAAGCTTTATGTTCGCGCAGCTGATGACGCCAGCAACAACCCTGCAATGTTCCCGACCCGTCAATTGACCGAGGTTTGGAATCCGCTTGGCACAAATGTTCGCGGCTGCATTGATGCGCTCAGCCGTGGCACATTGCCTGACGCAGGGCTTACTTTCGAAATTCCGAAGATCACACAGCTTCCATCAGTTACCGAAGAAGCCGAAGGTGGCGCAGTTGCAGATGTGAATGTCAATTCCGAGTTCATTTCTGTGAGTGTCAAGAAGTTTAGTGGCTCTCAAACATTTTCTGTGGAGCTGCTCGACAGATCATCGCCCGTCTTTCTGAACGAGTTGCTTGCAACTATGGAGCAAGCCTATTCAAAGGCCACCACCGAATACGCAAATGATGTGCTCGTATCAAATGGCGCACTTAATGGAACAGCTCGCGCAAATGACAAAGATGGGTTGCTTGCGTATGTATCAAGCGCAGCTGCCGCGGTTTATACAGCTACAAAAGGTTTTGCTCGCAACATGGTCGTCGCACCTGATCAATGGGCAAATATCATGGGCTACTCAGACAATGGTCGCCCAATTTACAACGCTGTCGCACCGCAAAACGCGGGCGGATCAGTAACACCGACATCACTTGTCGGAAATGTTGCGGGTCTAAATCTTTATGTTGATGCTTATAAGACAGGATCAGGCGACAACTCAATGTTTGTCATCAATCCTGATGCTTTCACTTGGTATGAATCGCCACGCGCAACACTTCGCGCCAATGTCATTGCCACCGGTCAGGTTTCCGTGCTTTATTACGGATTCGGAGCACTTGCGGTCAAGACGGGCGCTGGTTGCAACCGTTTCAACTTCACCTAAGCCGACAAACTAATCATCGATCAGCTGCGCTCCCGTAGCTGATCGAGCTGAATGAAAGGAACGCTCATGCCGAATATCGTCAGCGCACAAGAGTTGCGCAATGTGCTTGGCGTGAGCGTGTCCTTGTATCCTGACAGTTATCTTGACGACATCATCAACACAGCTGAATCAATAATCCTGCCAATGCTGGTCGCGAATTCATCAGCCATTGCGCAATATGAGATCGAAAATAATATTCTTTACATCTACACCGTCAGACCGCATTCTTTTGTTGTAGGACAGAGCGTGCAGGTCAATAATGTCGCGGCTTCCATCGACGCGACCTATACGGTGACGGCTGACTATAAGGCTTCACCGTATGTTTTTACAGCTGCAAAAACGGCAGCCGATGTCACGCTGCGCGCCGTCATTCCAAACGGATCAGCGACGCTAGTCGGCAAATCCGCGGCTGATATTTATGCAAATAATGACGCGATTGAAAATGCCGTCATTATGACAAGTTCAGAGATATTTCAAGCCAAAACCGCCGCTGGCAATTCGATCGACGGCGTTGATTTTCAAGTTTCGCCGTGGAGAATGTCACGGCAGCTTTTGACTAGGGTTTCAGCGTTGCTTGCGCCTTATATGGCTGTCGAATCGATGTGTCAATAATGCCATCATCAATTCAAACAAGCATCAGGGATTCTTTACAAAACGCGCTTTCAGGGATCGCTGCGAATGTCTATGACAGCGTGCCCGAAGCGGTCATTCCACCGTTTTGCGCTTTAGTGCCAAATGATCCGTATTTGCAACCGAATCTGATTGGACAATCAACAATCAAATTGCAAATCAATCTCAAAATCACGGCAGCTGTGGCGTATATGTCAAACAGCGCATCGCTCGACAATTTAGAAAAACTCATCATCAGCATTCTGGCGGTTATTCCGTCAGGTTACATCGTCGGTGACATTTCCGTGCCGTCGATCGTTTCGGTCGGATCGTCAAACCTGCTATCGGCAGACATACCCGTTTCCACCTATTACACGCAAACAAACTAGGAGCAAACATGGCAAACATCATCACAGGGCGCGATGTGTCTTTCACGATTGGTGGAAACAATTTTGACGCCCAAACTCTGTCAGCTGTGCTATCGAATGAGCACATCATTGAAACATATCAAACTTTGGACGGACGCGCTTACAAGGCGATAGACGATCAGTGGGTTTTTGATATTGAAATGCTTGCAGATTGGGGCGCATCAGGATCGCTTTGCGAAATCCTTTGGGGCGTCTGCGAATCTGCTCCAAACACAGGCATCAGCACCGTTTTAACAGCGGCTTCGGGTGCTACATTTACATTTCAGGTTTTGCCCGTCTTTCCATCGGTAGGCGGCACAGCACCTGACGCACAAACGGTCACGATGAGCTTCACCGTGATTGGCACACCTGCTGAATCGTTCAGCTAAAACTAAGAGAAACGGGAGCAAATGAAGTTATCAATACAAATTGAATATCAATCAGGCGATGTGGCGACTTATGTCGCTGCACCGCCTGAGTGGGCAAAATGGGAAGTCAAAACAGGATTCCGCATCGGTCAAGCGCAAGAGAAAATCGGCGTCAGCGATCTGATGTTTTTGGCTTATCACGCCATGAAGCGTGAAGCGGCTGGAAAACCTGTGAAACCTTATGATGCTTGGTGCGAAACAATCGCGGAAATCATCGTGGGTGACAACAACCCAAAAGCCACGCAAGCGGAAGCGTCAGCCGATTAATCGTTGAGCTGGCAATCGCCACAGGCATTCCGATGTCGGAGTGGCATTCCGCGGAAGATATTTTGACAGCTTTGGAGATTTTGGAGCGAAATGGCGAAAACGCAGGAACGCGGAAAAATCCGCATCGAGGTTGATCCAATTGCCTTGAAAGATTTGCGTGCCACGCTCAGATTATTTGATCAAGAAGCATCAAAAGAAATCAGAGATCGTGCGCAGCCTTTGTCGCAATCATTGGCTCGCGAATTGAGCGTTGCGGCGGCATTTTCGGCAGCACCGCCGCAAGCCATTCTTGTTGCAAAGTCAATCAGCACACCGCGGGATCGAATGATTCGCGTGGATATTGGCGGATCAAAGCGTGTGGGCAGACCATACGGCGGCGAGCGCGACACAAAAGGCAAAGTGCGCAATCGCGTTTCGGCACAAGCTGGCGAATTGTTATGGGGCAGCGAATACGGCAGCGGCGGTCAGCCAATAGATCGCGCAGGTCGAAAAATGGGCAGATCGCGCTTTGTTAAGCCACGCAATAAATCAGGCTATTGGATCAATCCGACAGTTGATGCAAATATCAAAGATGTGGCTGATGCTTATACAGAGATCGTGAAGGATATAGTTAAGCGGCTCAAACTAGAAGGGCGCGCATAATGGCTGGCATTCCAAAAGTCAAGATTCAATTTGACGCTGATCTCGATGGCTTAAAAAAGGGCACAAGCGACGCCGACAAAGAAGTGGGCGGTTTTGCAGATCGCGTCGGTGAGTTTGGAAAGAAAGCCGCAGCCGCTTTTGCCGTAGCTGGAGCAGCTGCGCTGGCATACGCGGGCAAATTAGCCGTTGATGGCGTCAAAGCTGCAATCGAAGATGAACAAGCACAGCTTAAACTTGCCAGAGCTTTAGAAACAGCAACAGGCGCAACAAACGCACAAATCAAAGCTGTGGAAGATCAGATTCTCAAAACATCGCTTGCCACGGGTGTCGCCGATGACAAATTGCGCCCTGCGTTACAGCGTTTGGCACTTGCAACAGGCGACACCGAAAAAGCTCAAAAGCTGCTCAATCTTGCGCTTGATGTAAGCGCGGCGACGGGTAAGCCGCTAGAAACCGTCAGCAATGCACTTGGCAAAGCCTATGAAGGCAATACGACGGCACTTGGCAAATTGCAGGTTGGGTTATCGTCAGCTGAATTGAAAACGATGAGTTTTGAAGATGCCAG